ACCCGCAACGAAGCCCGCGAAGACGACGGCCGCGAACCCCTTGAAGGCCTCGACGAACCCCTTCGGCCGCTCAACATGGTCGAAGAAGCCGCCGCGGAAGACGAAGAGTCCGACGCCGAAAACGCCGAGGACGCCGAGGACGCCAAATCGCCGGCGCCGGAATCCGACGAACCGAAAGCCCCGGAAAAAGCCGACGACCCAGCAGAATCGGCTAGCCGATTCGCCGCGCTCCTGCACAACAACGCCGCTCGCCTGGCTCGGCGCATGATCAAATCCGGCGAGCCCGCCAGCGTCGACCTGATCGCCGAATCCCTTGCCGTATCGCGAGCAACCGCCTCCACGTGGATCGCCGGCAGCGCCGCCGCCCTCAAGTCGACGAGCGTCGCCGACGTCACCGCCGAACTCATCACCCTTGCGAGCCAGCCATGAATCGCCATCTCCTCCTCAGCGAGTTCCTCGCCACGCCCTGGGCGCTCATGCCGGAGCGACTGCAAGCCGCAGCCGGCGTCCTGCACCGCTGGGCCTGCGGACAAACGTCCGATCCCGTAACCCTCGCCGCAATCGCCGACGATCGCCAGGCACGCGACACCCGCCGCGACGCCGCCGCCCAAAATGCCGCCGGCGGAATAGCCGTTCTTCCGCTCTACGGCATTCTCGCGCCGCGCGCCAACATGGTTGACGACATCAGCGGCCCCGGAGGGACCAGCACGCAGCTATTTGCCCAAGCCCTGCGCCAAGCCTGTGCCGACGACACCGTCGGCGCCATCCTCATCGACATCGACAGTCCTGGAGGCAGTGTCTACGGCGTCTCCGAACTCGCCGACGAAATTCTGCAGGCGCGCGCCAAAAAACCCATCTGTGCCATCGCCAACAGCCTGGCCGCCTCCGCCGCGTACTGGGTCGGATGCGCCGCCGGCGAGCTCTACGTCACCCCGAGCGGCGAGGTCGGCAGCATCGGCGTCTGGCAGGCCCACGGCGACTACAGCAAAATGCTCGACGAAGAAGGCGTCTGCATGACGCTGATCGCCGCCGGCAAGTACAAAGTCGAAGGAAACCCCTACCAGCCGCTCGACGACGAAGCGCGCGCCTTCATGCAATCGCGCGTCGACGACTACTACGCCGCGTTCACCAAAGGCGTCGCCAAGTCCCGCGGCGTACCGATCGCTCAGGTACGAACCGGAATGGGCGAAGGCCGCGTTCTCGGCGCCGAAGCCGCCCGCGCCGAAAACATGGTCGACGGCATTCTTACCTTTGACGCCCTCGTCGCCCGGCTGCAAAAGCAACTCAAGTCCGGGCGCCAGGAAAGCGCCAAGACATCCCGTCGCGCCGCCGCCGAGCGCGACCTGCAGCTATTGGGCTAGCACCAGCCCGGCACCGATCCGACGATCGACGCAACGGCCCGACGGCCGGCAGTGCAGCGAACAACCGCCTACGGGCGGTTTTTTCATGCCCCCACTTTTGGAGCATCACCTATGAGCAAGCAAATCCGCGAGCTAAAGGCTCGCAAAGCCGCGCTGATCGACCAGGCCAGCGCCATCAATGCCGCCGCCGCCGCCGCCAATCGCGACCTCGACGACACCGAACTTTCCCACTTCGACGCCCTGAAGGCGCAGATCGAAGGCCTGAACCGCCAGATTGAGGCCGCCCAGTTCCTCATCGAACAGCAAGCCGCCATCGGCGTTGAAGTGCCCGATGGCGTCATCCGCGTCAGCGAAAACCTCGAAAACGATCCCCGCCGCGGATTTCAGCACTTCGGCGAATTCGCCCTTGCCGTCAAGCAGGCCAGCCAGCGCAACGGAATCGTCGACCAGCGCCTGCAGATCGGCGCTGCCGCACCGACCACCTTCGGTTCCGAAGGCATCGGGGGCGACGGCGGCTTTTCCATCCCTCCCGGTTACAGCACCGAAATCTGGACCCACGCCCTCGAACAAGAGAGTTTGGTCCCCTACACCGACAACACAGATGTCTCAGGCAACGGCATGGTTTTTCCGTCGGACGAAACCACGCCCTGGGGAACGGACGGAATTCGTGCCTACTGGCAAGGCGAAGCGCTTGCCGGGACGCAGACCAAGCCAAAGCTCCGTGCAGAGACCATGCGTTTGCACAAGCTGATGGCGCTGGTTCCGATTACCGACGAGCTGCTGGCCGACAGCGTCGCGATTGGCAGTTACCTGACCAACAAGCTCCCGATCTCCATTCGCTGGAAAACCGATGAGGCCATTCTGTTCGGCACCGGCGTCGGGCAACCCCAAGGCGCCCTTGTCGGCAATGCCGCGATCGTCGTCGCCAAGGAAAGCGGCCAAGCCACGCAGACGCTGCAGGCGCTCAACCTCGCCAACATGATGGCGCGCCTGCCGGCCGGCTCATTCGGGAAATCCATTTGGCTGATCAACAACAACGTTCTGCCCGCGCTCTTCACCCTCACGCTCGGCAACTACCCGATCTATCTGCCGGCCGTCGGAGCGGGAGCGATGCAAGGCAACCCATACGGACTGCTGCTGGGTCGCCCGATCATCGTCAGCCAGCACGCCAAGAGCTTCTCGGCTCAGGGCGACGTCTGCCTGCTCGACCTCTCGTACTACCGGACGATCACCAAGGCCGAAGGAATCAAAACCGACATGAGTCTGCATCTCTACTTCGACGCCGACGCCGCCGCCTTCCGAGCGACCTATCGCATCGACGGCCAGCCCGCAATCGTCAACCCGATCGCGCCGCAAAACGGGAGCACCAACCTGTCCCCCTTCGTCCAGCTCGGCGCCCGCTGATCGGTCGCTGATCGCCCGTAGTCCACCTGTTTCCGGCCAGCGCCGGGAAACATTCATCAGGAGCTTCACATGCCCAAAAACATCAAGCTGTCCGAGAGCCTCGCGGTCCTCGCATCCATCGACCCGGCGAGCATCTCCCCAGGATCGGTCAACAGTTCGTGGGTCCCGGCGACCAACTTCCTCTCCTTTCTTCTGGTCGTCCAGACCGGCGTCCTCGGCGCCGCGGCGACGGTCGACGCCAAGATCCAGCAGGCAACCGACGTTTCCGGAACCGGCGCCAAAGACCTGTCCCCAGGCAAGTCGATCACCCAAATCGTCAAAGCCACGGGCGACAACAAACAAGCGCTGCTCGACTTTCGCGCGCAAGACCTCGACGCCGCGAACGGATTCAACTACGTGCGCGTCTCGCTGACCGTCGGCGCCGCCGCCAGCATCGTCGGTGCCCTGCTGTATGGCGGCTCGCCGCGCTTCATGCCGCCACGTGATCCGACCGCCAACCCGGCGATCAACCTCGGCGCCTCGACGGTCCTCTCGGTTTCCTGATCGTCACCGCCCGCAACCTGACGGCCCGCAAGGGCCGTCTTCCGGAACCCTTTACTCATGTTTCTGGCCAGCATCTCCCCGCCCGCCACCGAGCCCATCACCCTTGCCGAAGCCAAGGCCCACCTGCGCGTCGACCTCACCGACGACGACGCACTGATCACCGCGCTCATCGTCGCCGCGCGCCAGTACGCCGAGTCGGAAACCGGGCGCTCGCTGATTACGCAGTCCTGGCGCCTCGTTCTCGACGGGTTTCCCGGTAGCTGCGGACCAGCAGGAACGGCCGGGCCGATCCCGTCGCTGTTGCCGGGAAATGCCATCCTCCTTGACCAAGCACCCGTTCAGTCCATCACCAGCATCCAATACCTGGACACCGGCGGCGCCTGGCAAACGCTTCCCGAAACCGAATGGGTCGCCGAACTGCAGAGCGCCCCAGCTCGTATCACGCCCGCATTCGGCAAAACCTGGCCCGCCGCCTTGCCGCAGATCGGCTCCGTCAAAGTCGAATTTGTCGCCGGCTACGGCGAGGACGCCGCCGTTCCGCAAGGCATCAAAATCTGGATGCTCTTGCGCCTCGGCGCGCTTTACGAAAACCGCGAAGAAGTCTCCGCCATGCGCCAAGGCAAGATCGAAGCGCTGCCCTACGTCGACCGGCTGCTCGACGCCTACCGCGTGCCCTGGATCTGATGGCTATCCGTATCGGCACCCTCCGGCATCGCCTGGCCATTCAGCAGCGATCGACTGCGCAGGACTCCATGGGCGGCCAGGTTACCATCTGGAGCACGCTCGCTTTTGTCTGGGGCAGAATCCAGCCGCTGAGCGGTCACAAGCTGATGACGGCGCAAGCCGTTCATTCCGAAGTCACGCACGAAGTCGTTGTCCGCTGGAGGCCTGATTTGGCCAATCCGCAAACCGTTGCCGCCATGCGCATCATGCACGCCGGTCGCCCCTTCAACATTCGAGCATCGATGAACGAGGATGAAAGCAATCGCACGCTCACCCTCCTCACCGCCGAGGGCATGAACGATGGCTGACAGCGTTCACATTGCAGGCCTGGACACCTTCGCGCAAGCCCTCAAGCTGCTGCCCAACAACATCAGCCGCAGGGTTCTGCGCGGCGCAGTCGCCGCGGCTGGAAAAGTCATCCGCGACGAAGCAAAGGCGCGCGCCCCCGTGCATAGCGGCCCGGTAGCAAAAGGCCATCCACCGCCCGGAACCCTCAAGCGCGCGATCGCGCTCGGCCGCTCAAACCGCTTGAGCAAGCCGGGAAAAGAGGTCTACCACGTCTTCGTGCGCAACTCGGCCATCGCCGGCAGCAAAGGCAAGAAGATCATCGCCGGCGGAAAATTCGACGCCTACTACTGGCGCTACATCGAATTCGGCACCAGCAAAATGGCCGCGCGCCCCTTCCTACGCCCCGCGTTCGAAGCAAAAAAAGAAGCGGCCATCGAAGCCCTCACACAGTACATCGCCGAGCGCTTCCCGCAAGAAGCGGAAAAACTCGGCTGGAAATGGATACGGAAATGACGACCAATTTCCCAGACGCCATCGATGCCTATACCGACCCGGTCGGTACGCAAACGCTCGCCACAAACCGGCACGTACAGCGGCACGTCGACCTGCAGGACGCCGTCAGAGCGCTCGAGGAGGTGGTCGGCGTGACCGCAAGTCAGGACCCGATGTCGGTCCAGAAGAGGTTGGCCGACGTGATTGCCGCGTTGTCGGGCAAGGCTGACGTCATATCGCCGACGTTTCAGGGGACGGTCGCCGGCATCACCGCCGCTATGGTGGGTGCGCCAAATGGATCTGGCTCCAGTACCGGCACCAACACGGGCGACGAGACTGCAAGCAGCGTCGGGTCGCTGATCGCAGCCGCTGCCGACAAGGCGACGCCGGCTGACGACGACAGCCTCGCGCTGAGCGATTCGGCTGCTGC